TATTTACCTGACCATAAATGGGGTTGGCGACAACCAAACATTAATGGGTCTTTGGACAGTTCCCGCAGGATATACAGCCTTTCTTACAAAGATGTCCTTGTCCACAGGCACATCAACTCAGACACCTGCTATTCTGAATGCTAGTCTTGTTGCTAGACCCTATGGGGAAGTGTTTCAAATAAAAGAAAGATTTACTCTTACAGATGGCGCACACGAGCAATTTTATACTTTTCCTTTAAGGTTTACAGAAAAAACAGACCTAGAAATGAGAGCGTTTTCTTCCTCTGGATCTGTTAGCTTTAATGTTTCGGCGTCAATGGAATTTGTTTACATTCAAAGTATGGGGCCACTCTAATGCCTAAGATCGATAAGTCCAAGATGGCCTGCAACAAACCCAAGCGCCAAGTTTCGGGGGGCAAGAAGTCCGTTGTAAAAGCCTGTGCCAATGGCAAGGAGAAGATCGTTCGTTTTGGCGATGCCAACATGACGATCAAGAAATCCAACCCAGAACGCCGGAAGTCATTCCGTGCGCGTCATGGTTGTGATAAGGGCAAGTTGGATAAACTGTCGGCCAAGTATTGGTCTTGCAAGATGTGGAGTATTGCAGTAATTGGTATGGTGATCGCCAATTACGTAGGATACCACAATGTACAAATGGAATTACTTGGAGCACTCGTGTGAGATGTGTGGATTATCTAAAAAAGTCCGCATAGACGTTCATAACAGGCTCAAGAAAGCTGGACGTCAGTGGGTTTGCAGACCATGCAGCTCATCTGCGCGTTTGCGTGAGGCTTCAACAAAGCATGGGATGTACGGCACGCCGACGTACATTTCTTGGCGCAGCATGAAAGATCGTTGTTTGAACCAGAACCATAAGTACTATCATCTTTATGGTGGCCGTGGAATAACTGTAGACGAAAAGTGGATGCAGTTCGAAGGGTTTTTAAAAGACATGGGAGAGATGCCTCTTCCAGGTTACTCTCTTGATAGAATAGACAACAACTTGGGATATCAAAAGGACAACTGTCGTTGGATCCCTCGTTGGGATCAGCCTAAAAACAGAAGGAACACAAAGTCTGTTTACGTTCCTCCTCCTTTACCAACAAACGGATAACTGGTGACAAAATGGATAACCTTGAGAAAGATGTTCATGACATCGACAAACGCCTCGTAAGGATTGAGGCCGTATTGGATCGTCTTGAAAATAATCATCTTTCTCACATGGAGAAGGACATGCTGAGACTGGCCAACGCTATCGAGAAGTTGGACAGTCGAGTGTATCATGGCACGATGGCCTTCTACGGGCAGATCGCGCTTACGCTTCTCGCGATCACGGCCTTCTTCGCAACCAAAGCTTTGTGGTGAAGACAATGGCAATGATGCGTGGTAATATGGCTAAGCAAATAACGGAGGTTCCGATGGCTGGTTGCAAATCCAAAGGCATGAAGATGGGCGGCAAAGTTAAGGCCGGCTACAAAAAGGGCGGTAAGGTCAAGATGGCTCGTGGCGGCAGCGTGGACCAGTCCATGTGCAGCCCCCGCAAACAGATGGCTATGGGCAAGATGAAGTAATGGCAAAAGACGCTTGCTATAAAAAGGTTAAGGCCCGTTACAAGGTCTTCCCCTCTGCTTATGCAAGCGGAGCCATTGCTAAATGCCGCAAGGTTGGTGCGAAGAACTGGGGTAATAAAACCCAGAAAAAGGCAAAGGGCGGAATCGTAAAAGCGAGGACGTTCTGATGGCTGTTCGCAAGACCGAGAAAGGTGCTGCCCTAAAACGCTGGTTTAAGGAAAACTGGAAGGACGTTCGCACAGGAAAGCCCTGTGGTCGCCAAGAGGGCGAGAAGAGAGGAACACCTTACTGCCGTCCGACAAAACGGGTTACTGCTAAGACACCTAAGACTGCGGGTGAGATGTCTTCTTCTGAGAAAAAGAAGAAGATCGCTGAGAAGAAAAGCCTGGGCCAGCCTGCTGGTAAGCCGCGTCGGGTTTCCGCCGCTAAGAGGAAAACGAAATGACAACGTCAGGTTCACGAGACTTCAACCTCGACGTCGCGGAAGCGATTGAAGAGGCATACGAGCGCATTGGTTTAGAGATGCGGACGGGTTACGATGCCAAGACGGCTCGTCGCTCGATGAACTTGATGTTTGCTGAATGGGCTAACCGTGGCTTGAACCTGTGGACCGTGGCCCAAGGTACGACGACCGTGACGCAAGGCACAGCGCAGTATACTCTGGCAGAGGATGTCGTAGATATTCTAGACATGGTTCTGCGCCGCAGCGGGACTGACTACGAGATGGATCGGATCAGCCGTTCGGACTATTTGAACTTCCCGAATAAAACGGACCAGGGTCGTCCTTCGCAGTTTTATTTCGATCGCCAGATCGCTCCGGTCATCAACTTGTGGCAGACGCCTGAGAACTCCACTGACCAACTGGTGTATTACTACGTTCGTCGCATCGAGGACGTAGATACTCTTACAAACACAACGGGCATCCCCTTCCGTTTTTACCCCTGCATGGTCGCGGGTCTAGCATATTATCTCGCAGTTAAGCGTGCGCCTGATCGTGTGCAGATGATGAAGTCGATCTACGAGGAAGAGTTTCAACGCGCGGCAAATGAGGACGAGGCCAAGGTGCCTCTGACTTTGACGCCGAGCATTCGTTATCTGAGGGTCTGATGGCATTCGCATCTGGCAAAAATGCTTGGGGTATCTCTGATCGTTCAGGTCGCCGCTACCGTCTTCGGGATATGAAGAAGGAGTGGACAGGCGCACTTGTTGGTCCTGATGAATACGAACCTAAGCACCCCCAGCTTTACCCTCCTCGTCCAGGGCCAGATCCACAGGCCTTGAAAGATCCTCGTCCTGATCAGCCAGAGGCTCTTCAGGTGTATGTTGGAGTGCCGACAGTAGAGGATCCTCGCCTTGTTCGTCCTCGTATGGTAGGTAGTACGGGGCAAGTTACGGTGGTGACAACATGAGCTTTACGTACGGACAACTAAAACAGGCTATTCAGGATTATACGGAAAACACGGAGACCACCTTCGTGAACAATATTCCGTTGTTTATTCGAATGGCAGAGGAGCGGATTCTAAAGCAGGTTCAACTTAGTTTGTTCCGCAAAAACGCCACTGCATCTACGACAATAGGCAACAAATACCTGGCTTGTCCGAGCGACTTCTTGGCGCCGTTTTCTTTGAGCCTAGCGGGTCCGGATGGTGATAAGTTCTTCTTGGAGTTTAAAGATCCGAGCTTCATCCAAGAGTACACACCGGATGCGACTACGACCGGAGCTCCAAAATACTTTGCTCAGTTTGATAACGAGAACTTCATTCTGGCGGCTACTCCTGATGCCGCATATACGGCTGAGCTTCATTATTTCTACCGACCGAACAGCTTGACGTCTGGTGCGGATGGTGACACGACTTGGCTAAGCATCAACGCTGAGATGGCTATGCTGTACGGTGCCTTGATTGAGGCAACGATATTTATGAAGGGCGAACAAGACGTTACCCAGATGTATGTCCAACGCCTCCAGGAATCTATCTCTGGTCTCAAGCAGCTGGGCGAAGCTAAAGAGGTGACGGACGAGTACCGTCGTGGTAAGGTGATTAGGCCGAAACAATGAACGTAGGCTTATTTGACATACCCAAAGACACTCCAGTAGTGGGTGTTCGGACAACAAGTGGCCGCGGCTTCACGCCAGAGGAGCTTGCAGAACAAGCAGCGCAACGGATTGTTTCCGTTTCGGATACTGCTCATCCTGCTTTGCGAGAGCAGGCACATGCTTTTCAAAGCCAAATAGCTAAAGTGGTTGAGTCGTATTTAAAACAAGCAGTTCGCAGCGACCGCACAACTGTGTATAATGCGCTTCAGGATGCAGGACACCCTGAACTGGCTGACGTGATAAGGAGACTCTAACCATGGCGTTCACCGGCAACTTTATGTGCACGAGCTTTAAGCAGCAACTGCTTCAAGCCAAGCACGACTTTACTAACAGTACTGGCCATACATTCAAGTTGGCTCTGTACACTAACAGTGCTTCCTTCACGGCAGCGACTACGGACTACACTGCGACCAACGAAGTTGGTGACTCGGGTTCGTATGCAGCTGGTGGCGGCACGCTGACCAATGTCACACCAACAACGTCTGGCACAACAGCGTTTACAGATTTTGCAGATTTGACATTTACTTCTGCAACGATCACGGCGCGAGGTGCGTTGATCTACAACACTACTACAGGTGGTGGTTCGAGCACCACTGACACTGTTGTTGTTTTGGACTTTGGATCGGACAAAACCGCGACGGCTGGTGACTTCCAGATTGTGTTCCCAACTGCGGATGCTTCGAACGCCATCATCAGGATTGCGTAAACCATGGTTGTCCTCGTTAATCGCGCAAAAGTAGCCACGGCCACTACTGGCACGGGGACAATCACACTTGGTTCAGCGGAGGATGGGTATCAGACGTTTGCGGATGCGGGCGTTACCGACGGGCAAATAGTTCGCTACGTCATCGAGGACGGCAGCAACTGGGAAATTGGCACAGGCACCTACACGGCGTCTGGCACTACTCTCACTCGCACTGTCTCTGAAAGCAGTAATGCTGACGCGGCGCTTAACCTGTCCGGTTCTGCATTGGTCTTTATCTCTGCGACTGCAGAGGATGTTTTGACCGAGTATGTTGTCAAAACTGCAAACTACACGGCTGTCGCAGGTGATCTAATTCTCGCGGATACTTCTGGCGGGGCGTTTACGATCACCCTTCCAGCAAGTCCAGCAACTGGCGACACCGTGTTTGTGGCCGACGCGGATGATTGGTCATCCAACAACCTGACAGTGGCTCGGAACGGCTCAACGATTGAAGGTTTGTCCGAGGATGTCGTTTGCGACATTGGCAACATTAGCTTGACGTTCACATATAGTGGGACGACATGGCAGGTGTATTCTCAAGCCGGTGTGTCGGGTGCGATTTTCACGGCAAGCAGCACTGACACGCTGACGAACAAGACAATCAGCGGTGCCAGCAACACTATTACTGTTGATGGAACTAATGACATTGGTTTTCTTACTATCCCGCCAGTAGGGACAAAAACCGGGTCGTACACCTTAACGACGTCAGATGTTGGAAAGTACGTCCAAGTTGGCACGGGCGGCAGCATTACAATTCCCGATGCGACGTTCAGCGAGGGTGACGCCATTGTTATCTTCAACAACACCACTGGCGACATAACAATCACCTGCACAATCACTACAGCTTACATTTCTGGCACTGATACGGATGTGGCTTCTGTTACGCTGGCAACAAGGGGTGTGGCAAACATCCTTTTCATTAGCGGAACTGTTTGTGTGATTACAGGCAGCGTTTCGTAATGACCGGCGTAATGCAATCAATGGTTGGCGGAAGCTACGGCGCACCAGTCGTGCCGTTGTCCATGACGTTCTACGAGAGCAGGTATGGGGCAACTATTGGGACGATAGATGTTTATGTCGTAGACACATCTGGTGTCATACAAGGCAGCGCCATTTACAGCGCCTCGGGGAATCTAGGTGTCCAAACATGGTTTTTGAGGACGCCAACTTCTGTGGGTGTTTCTGGAACCTTTAGGATTGCTTGGCACTATGTGAGCGGGACAAGTTTTACTGGGGATTACGCGGTTGATACTGTTACAATACAGGGAACGACATACAACTTTGACACCGGTACAGATGGTTTCTTGACCTCCACGACGAACACGGCATCTTCGTCCACCGCGCTTTCCTTTGCCATAGCTCCGCTGACGACTATTGGAGCCTCTCAATCGAGATGGAACAGGAATGGTGGCTCAACGCCTTCAGGCGCCACTGGCCCTTCTGGAGCGCAAAGCGGGTCGTTCTATTTGTACACCGAGACCAGCACCCCTAACTATCCCAACGTAAACATGTGGCTGTTTAGTCCCGAGATAACTGTCTAGGAGTTACGACATGGCAAACCTTTCTAGTCTGCTTCCTCCATCTGGCGCGGTTACTCCGACAAGCGCGGACACGTTGACGAACAAAACGCTCAGCTCCCCAACGCTGGATGGAACTATCGTCGAAGAGATTTACAACATCAGCGGGACTTCTGTTACGCTAGAACCAGACAATGGTTCTATCCAGTTGCACACGCTGACTGGGAACACAACTTATTCGGATGGATTTAGTTCTGGGCAGTCGATCACGCTGATGATTGATGACGGAACCGATTACACTGTGACTTGGCCGACAATAATCTGGGTGAACAACGGAGCTAATGCGCCCACACTGTCTACGTCAGCCTACACCGTAATTGTTTTATGGAAGGTTGCGTCTACTCTGTACGGCGCGCTGGCTGGAGATGGAGCATGACAAACAGCAGAGACTTGCTACCTGTGGGCGGCTTTACGGGCACTGCTTGGACGTTAGACAACCCAAGCATCCCACCTTACGGCAAGTTTTATGTTGGGACTCAAGAACTCACTCCGGAGGGCGTTTTCTTCAAACCCGACGGCCTTAAGATGTACGTCATTGGGTCTAATGGAGACGCCGTATACGAATACGACCTATCCACCGCTTGGGATGTATCAACTGCGTCGTACTTGCAGAACTTTAGCGTTGCTGCTCAAGAAACCAATCCGACCGGCGTTTTCTTCAAACCCGACGGCCTTAAGATGTACGTCGTTGGGTATAATGGAGACGACGTAAACGAGTACAACCTATCCACTGCTTGGGATGTATCAACTGCGTCGTACGTGCAGAACTTCTATATTGGAGGTCAAGACACCGCTCCGTTCGGCCTTTTCTTCAAACCCGACGGCCTTAAGATGTACGTCGTTGGCAGTTCTGGAGGCTACGTATACGAGTACGACCTATCCACTGCTTGGAACATTTCCACGGCGTCGTTCTCGAGGAGCATGTACGTTGCTCCTCAAGACGTTTCTCCGACCGGCGTTTTCTTCAAACCTGACGGTCTTAAAACGTACGTCAGCGGAGCTTCTGGAGACGCCGTATACGAATACGACCTATCCATTGCTTGGAACACCGCCTCAAACTCGTACCTGCAGAGCTTTAGCGTTGTTGCTCAAGACACCGCTCCGCTCGGCCTTTTCTTCAAACCCGACGGCCTTAAGATGTACGTCATTGGGTCTACTGGAGACGCCGTATACGAATACGACCTATCCACTGCTTGGGACGTTTCCACTGCGGCGTGGATTGCCCCCGCTAATTCTTACTTTAGCGTTGCTGCTCAAGAAACCTCTCCGCACAGCGTTTTCTTCAAGCCTGACGGCCTTAAAATGTACGTCATTGGCAGTTCTGGAGACGACGTAAACGAGTACAACCTATCCACTGCTTGGGATGTTTCCACTGCGTCGTTCCTGCAGTCGTTCAGCGTTGCTGCTCAAGACATCGCTCCGAGGGGCGTTTTCTTCAAGTCGGACGGTCTTAAAATGTACGTCAGCGGAGTTGTTGGAGACGCCGTATACGAGTACAACCTATCCACGGCTTGGGACGTTTCCACTGCGTCGTTTCTGCAGTCGTTCAGCATTGCTGCTCAAGACACCGTTCCGCATGGCATTTTCTTCAGAGCCGACGGTCTTAAAATGTACTTCATCGGCCTTTCTGGAGACGCCGTATACGAATACGATTTATCTACGGCTTGGGACGTTTCTACTACATCGTTCGTGCAGTCGTTTAGCACTGTTGCTCAAGACACCACTCCGCTCGGCGTTTTCTTCAAACCAGACGGTTTTAAAATGTACATCACCGGCAATTCTGGGCCCGCCGCATACGAGTACAACCTATCCATTGCTTGGGATGTATCAACTGCGTCGTACGTGCAGTCGTTTAACACTGTTGTTCAAGACAAAAATCCGCAGGGCGTTTTCTTCAAACCCGACGGTAAAGTGATGTACATAATTGGATCTACTGGAAGAGCCGTATGGGCTTACAGCTTAACCTAAATTGGAGGGCAACATGTTCGTCAAAGTCACAAACGGCAGTCCGAGCAAATACCCATACGCTCTTAGTGAGATGCGCCGTGAAAACGCAAACGTCAGCTTTCCCGAGCCAACTTCGGATAGTACGCTGGCGGCGTATGGCGTCTACCGCGTTGAGACAACGGTTGCTCCGAGTTTCGACAACAAAACGCACATGCTTGCGAACACTGTTGAAAATGTTGACGGCGTTTGGAAGCAGAAGTGGATCGAAGTCCCCCTTGAGGGGAATCAAGCATCCATCAACGTAAGGCGGCATCGAGACCGACTGCTTGCCGAAACTGATTGGATCGTTGTGTTTCACAGCGAGAAAGGAACGCCAGTCCCGGCAGAATGGGAAGTGTATCGTCAGGCGCTTCGTGATATAACAGGGCAAGAAGGTTTCCCCAACGCGGTCGTCTGGCCGACAAAGCCATGAGTGAGTGAATAAATGCTTGGCTTCAACCCTCTAGCATCAGCGCCTCTTGCCGATGATGGTGGGGCTGCGTCCAACAACGCTGTAGTCAATGTAACCGGGGTTTCCGCCGTTGGCGGCGTCGGCATTCTTGTGGTCACGGGCGATGCCGTCGTTCCACAGACTGGGCTTCTAGCTACAGGTTCAACCGGCAGTGTCACGGTAAGTTTGCTCACCCCAGTTTCTGTGACAGGGGTAAGCGCCACTGGCCAAGTTGGAAGCGTAACAGCAATCGGTGGCGCGGCAGTCACCGTGACTGGCCTATCCGCCACTGGCCAAGTTGGAAGCGTAACAGCAACTGGCGATGCCGTCGTTCCACAGACTGGCCTATCTGCCACTGGTTCTGTCGGCGCCGTGGGTGTCTCGGCGAACGCAATCGTTGATCTTTCTGGGGTGGCTGGTTCTGCCTCTGTTGGCGCTGTTACAGTAAAGATTAACATCACTGCTCTGGTCACAGGTGTTTCTGCTACAGGTTCTGTTGGCTCTGTTACAGTGACAGGCACAGCCAACGTCACCTTGACTGGCGTTTCTGCCACGGGAACAGTCGGGCCTGTGATTGTTTGGGGAAGGATTGTTCCAAACCCCGGAACGAGTTATACTGAGATTCAACCAAACCCCGGAACGAGTTATACTGAGATTCAACCAAACCCCGGAAGTATCTGGACTGAAATTGCAGCATAAGGTGTCTCATGGCTAGTACATACACAACGAACACTGGTATTGAACTCATCGCCACAGGTGAGCAGTCAGGAACCTGGGGCAGTACTACAAATACCAACCTTCAGATTATTGACCGCCTCACCAACGGTGTAGGCGCAATCACCTTGAGCGGTACAACACACACTCTGACCACTTCTGATGGCACGTTGTCTGACGGGCAATATGCGGTTCTTGTATTCGGTGGGACACCTAGCGGCACCAACACGGTGACGATTAGTCCAAACGACCAAAACAAACTGTATGTGGTTAAAAACAATTCTGGCGAAAGCGTAGTTCTAACGCAAGGCTCGGGCGGCAACGTCACGGTGGCGGATGGCAAAAGTGCTATTGTTTATGCTGACGGTGCAGGGGCCGGGGCCGCAGTTGTTGATGTTACCTCCACCTTCCCGTTCGTCAAAACATCAGACATTGGGTCTACTGTTTTAGCTTATGACTCCAACCTGCAGTCTTTTGTCACTGCGTTCACACTGCCGACAAGTGATGGAACTACTGGTCAGGTTTTGCAAACGAACGGTTCTGGCACATTGTCGTTCACTACCGTGAGTTCGGTTGGAGATGTCGTTGGTCCTGCTTCGGCTACTGACAACGGCATTGCCCTGTTTGACGGCACTACTGGTAAGCTTTTGCAGGACAGTGCCTCTCAGGATGGCGTAATTCATGGACACACTATCGGTCGTGGCAATGGTGGGACTTCGTCTAACGTTGTTTTTGGCGCTTCCGCAGGTGCAGCTATAACATCTGCGGGGAACTGTGTGCTTGTAGGCGCCAATGCTGGTGCAGCTATAACATCTGCAGCTAACTGTGTGCTTGTAGGCTTTAATGCTGGTGATGCGATTACAAGCGGGCTTAATAACACTGCTTTAGGGTCTGGGGCTTTAAGCACTGTCACAACTGGAACCCATAATACTGCCATAGGCTCTAGCTCAATGGCTAACGCAGGCACAAGCGCAGCGGAAAATATTGGCGTCGGGTATGCAACTTTGGCGTCTGCAACCGGGTCGCAGAACGTAGGCATTGGATACGCATCCTTATCAGACAGTTCTTTTTCTGGTCAAGGAAACGTCGCCATTGGCTACTTCGCAGGCCTTGGCATAGAGACAGGCTCTAGTAATGTTTGCGTAGGGACTAGCGCCGGAACTGCGTTGTCTCCGTTCAACATTACAACACAGAGTGACCGCATTGTTCTTGGTAATAGCAGCACAACCAACGCCTATATTCAAGTTGCGTGGACGGTTACATCTGACGCGCGAGACAAGACGGATGTGACGCCAATCACACACGGCCTTGATCTTATTGGCCAGTTAAACCCAGTCACGTTCAAATGGGACAAGCGGTCTAAGTATTTTGTCAAAGACGAAAACGGCAATATCATTGACCGCCCGACACCTGACGGGACGCACAAGGAAGACCAACCGTTTGCCGGTTTCCTAGCGCAAGAGGTGCAGCAGGCGATTGAGGCTGTAGGGTTTACTGACGATATCATCGTGGATCGTGAGCAGGATGACCTGTGGAAGCTGAAAGAAACTGCTTTGATCCCAATACTGGTTAAAGCCATTCAAGAACTAAAGGCGCGAGTTGAGGCTCTTGAAGCGGGAGTATGATAAGTGCCACTAAGCAAATTACAGTTCCGCCCCGGGATTAACCGGGAAACGACCTCGTACACCAACGAGGGCGGATGGTTTGATTGTGATAAAATACGTTTTCGGGAAGGTTTCCCTGAAAAGATTGGAGGATGGACTAAGCTTGGTTCATCCTCTTTTCTTGGGTCTTGTCGTGCAATTCACCAATGGCGCACAATTTCTTTAAACAACTACACTGGCCTCGGCACCAGCGTGAAGTATTACATTGAAGAGGGTGAGGGCTACTACGACATAACCCCTATCCGTGAAACAACGTCCGCTGGGGATGTGACGTTCAGCGCCACAGATGGCCTGTCCACGATTACTGTTTCCGATGTTGGTCATGAGGCTGTTGAGGGAGACTTCGTTACGTTTAGCGGAGCCGTCTCTCTTGGAGGCACCATCACTGCAGATGTTCTTAACCAAGAATATCGCATCGAAAGCATCGTTGATGCGGACAGCTACACCATTATCGCTCGCACAGTTGCAACGGTGTCCTCAATCACTGTAGACGGTGAATACACTCCAACTCCCGTGGTCGCAAATTCGTCAGACACAGGCAATGGTGGCGGAAGTGTCGTCGGCACTTATCAGATAAACGTTGGTCTTGATACAGCCGTATTCGGGAACGGTTGGGGTGCGGGCACTTGGGGTCGTGGAACCTGGGGTTCTGGCGCATCCCTAAATGTGCAGTCTGACACTCTTCGTCTCTGGGCGCATGACAACTTTGGTGAAGATCTGATCATTAACGTTATGAACGGTGGTGTTTACTACTGGGATTCTTCTCTGGGACTGAACCAGAGAGCGATTGCCCTGAGTGATTTGTCAGGTGCAAGTGATGCCCCTGTGGTTGCTACAAAGGTTATCGTGTCTGATGTTGATCGTCATGTTATTGCTTTTGGCGCAAACCCAGTTGGCAGTTCGACACAAGACTCACTATTAATTCGTTTTTCGGATCAAGAAAACGCAGCTGATTGGACTCCTACCGCAACAAACACTGCAGGTGATTTGTTAGTTGGTTCTGGTTCTCGGATTGTCACAGCCATTGAGACACGACAACAAATCTTGGTGTTCACAGATTTGTCCCTGCATGCGATGCAGTACCTAGGCCCGCCGTTCACTTTCGGGATCAACATGATCTCTGAAAACATCACAACCATCAGCCCGAACTGCGCCGTTGCCATTGAAGACAATGTTTTCTGGATGGGTCAAAATGAGTTCTATGCATATACGGGTGCTGTGCAAAAACTACCTTGCACAGTTCGTGATTATGTATTCTCTGACTTCAATCAGCAGCAGGCTGAAAAAGTCTTTGCTTCTACTAACTCTGCTTTCTCCGAAATCTGGTGGTGGTATCCATCAGCAAGCTCGGACAACATCGACCGTTATGTAGTTTACAACTACCAGCAGAACATCTGGTACTACGGTAGCCTGTCTCGTTCAGCTTGGGTTGATCGTGGCTTGTCCGATAATCCGATCGCAGCCGGTCTGGATGGATATCTGTATACCCATGAAAATGGTTTTGATGACGGAAGCACGTCACCATCCTCGGGTATTACTGCCTACATTGAGTCTAGCCAATTTGATATTGGGGAAGGCGATCAATTTAGCTTTGTTCGTAGGTTGATTCCTGACATCACTTTCCGGAACTCGACCGCCTCGACGCCCTCTGCTACTTTCACCATGAAAGCTCGCAACTTCCCAGGTGGAAATTATCTGCAGGAAGACGATGAGACGGTGACAAAGACTGCATCTTCTCCCGTTGAGCAGTTCACCAACCAGGTCTTTGTTAGATTGCGCGGCAGGTCTTTGGCTCTCAGGGTAGAATCCACAGAGACACAAATGGGCTGGAGACTAGGTTCTCCTCGCATTGATCTTAGACCTGACGGTAGGCGATAATGACCAACCGTCTTGTACCAGCACCGTATTTTCCAATCCCTCCATCGGAGTACGACCAGAGATACTTCAATGAAGTTATCCGTGCGTTCTCTGTTTACCTAGAACAGGCACGTAACCCTGGTGAAGGACGAAATACGTTTACGGTATTTACGAACCTACAGACTGACGACTATAACCTAGAACCAGGAACCGTGTTTAACCACGGTGGGTTCTTGAAGGTTTCTGAGTTGAACACGCCACATGTACGTGGGTCCTCGGCCCTTGGATCTGTTGGGTCGGTCACTGTGACGACAACATAAGGATATACAAATGGCTGAGATCATTGGCTGGAAACCATCAAC